TAAATCAATTGCTTCGCCTTCCATAACCAACGCTAATGGCTAAGTTGTATTGCTTTTAGTCTAAAAGCTGGATACATTGTCCGTAGAAGCTGGCCATTATGGACTTCTTGGCTCCGCCACTGACTTTCGCCTTTAGTGAAGACCAGCGGCAACGCGCTCGCGCTGAAGCATTTCGCAGACAAGCTCTCAATGAACGGCAGGGCAGAAAGGGTAGGAACAATGGAGCAGAGAACGGCGAATTAGCTTTGCGTCATCACTTGCTCGGCGCCGCAGGTGAAATGGCTGTAGCCGTCATGCTTGGCATGGAAGATAAGCTCTACCAAGAAACAGAGGCAAAACGCGGCTCCGCAGATCTCCCTCCCAACATTGATGTCAAAACCCGCTCCAGGCATTACTACGATTTAATCGCTCAACTAGATGAAAGTCCAGATAAGATATTGGTGCTCGTCACAATTGAAAATCGCATCACTCTCATCCATGGTTGGATACAAGCCAGTGATGCAATGGAAGAACAATGGAAAAAAGATCCAGCGGGAGGACGCCCCGCATATTTTGTTCCTAAAACTGAACTACATTCTCTGTCTCTGTTGAAATACAAGTGAACCTTACCTGCAGTCAATTCGCCAAACATGCCCTCGGCTTAGAACTTTATCCAGCGCAAGCTCGCATTCTGGATGAATTCTTCCAGCCAGGAAAATCACATGCAGTGTGGGCGCTAGGGCGAAGAAGCGGCAAAACCTTGATGGCTGCAGTGGCATGTCTCTATATGTGCTTTGTATTAGAGGAGGAATATCGCCGGAAAGTAAGAAAAGGCGAACGCTGGTACGTCGTGACGGTGGCTAACTCGCAAGACCAGGCTCGCATTGCTCTAAACAACATCCGTCAGCTAATCATTGAAAGCCCCTTTGCTCAAGAAATCATCAGGGAAACTGCTGACATCATTGAACTAAGCAACAATTGCGTATTCAAGGCTATTCCCACGTCGGGCCGCGCAGCTCGTGGTCTTGCTTGCGCTGGAGCAGTGTTTGACGAACTTGCATTTGCCACTGAAGGCGATGCAAATAGCGGAGGCCGTGGCATTTACGACGCACTCTCACCCGCCATTGCTCAGTTCGGAGGAAAGGGACGCATCCTTGAACTTTCCTCTCCATGGTTGACCGACGGCATCTTCTACCAACATTTCAAAGAAGCATCATCAGGACGATTCCCATTTATGCAAGCCGTGAATCTCCCGACGTGGGAGATGAACCCAAATATTTCGCAAGAGTTTCTTGACACAGAAAGACAACGCGACCCAGAAAAATTTAAAGTTGAGTATGGGGCGCAGTTTGCCAGCAATCTTTCTGCACTGGTAAATAGCGATGTAATTGATGCTTGTGTTGATGGTCGCCGTGCAGCACTACCACCACGCCCTGAATTCCAAGGAGCTTACGTCCTTGCCCTTGACCCCGCCCGTGGTGGCGTTGGCCGCGACGACTACACTGCTTGCATTGTTCACTACGAAAACGGCACTCTCGTCGTGGATAAGTTCCATTCGTTCGTAGCTGATTTTGAAATTAATGGAAGAAAGGAGGTGAATATCAATGCAGTGGAAGATTGGATTAAGGAGCAACATCGCCTATATGTATTTGACACCATTGTGATGGACCAGTTCAACAGCGCTGGCACCATTCAAAGCCTGGCCAGTGATTTGCCCATCACGGAACTCACTTGGACCGTTAGTTCAAAAATGAAAGCTTTCAGCAAAATGCGAGAGCTTTTTAATGCAGGGCAAATCAATATCTATCGTCACGAGAAGGCAATTATGCAGCTCAAAAATCTAACAGTGATCTACAAACCAAGTGGACAATGGAGTGTAACTGGTGGCAAAGCCACTGGTATTGACGACTTGGCATTTGCAATGGCTGGCGCCATTCTTGCTGCAAGCAAAGATGATGACATTGGTTGGATCGAAAGCTTAATCTCCTAGTATGATTTTCAAACAATGGTTCTGTCATGAAGTGACTTATTGCAAATTAACTATGCAGGAAACAAAGTTTCTTGTGGCCCTGTTGGAAAACGCTCCTACTAGCAAGCAAACTTCTCTTCAGCTTCTTGCTGCCGAACACTTATATATTCCTACATTGCTTCCAAAGCTCAAAGCTCATGCCAAGCGACTAAAAGAAGAGGAGCAACTGGAGCGCTCTTGGGAAGCGGAAGCCACTACTGACGACTACATGCCAGACCACGACGGGAGTGAAAGCTTAAGAGAATATGACGCCTGATCGTCATCGTGTTATGATTTCAAAGCTTTCGCGAAGCACGCTGGCCAGCGTTTTAAAAGAACAGTATCGGGGGATGCTGTTCGTTGCCACAAAATGGAGCCAAGGCCATGGGCCGACCCATGGTTAAACGCTGTGCAAAGGCGGATTGAAGCCCCGCCCTCAGCACCTTTGCTCCTCACGCCCCTATAGCCCAATAGGCAGCAGGCAGGTCGCTTAAAACGACCACAGTGCAGGTTCGAATCCTGCTAGGGGCATCATGTTAAGCTGAAAGAACGTTCACCCCAGCGATGGGGCGCATGACTCGCACGGTACGGAACGGGACCGTGCATCATCGGGAACCATCATGAACCCTCTTGCCCTGATCAAGCAGCAGCTTGAGAAAGCCGCTCGTTTGCGTGAAGCCCAAATGGCTTCGCTCGTTTATCGCGGTGTTGCTTACGTGCCCAAACCCCATTGGTTCTGAGCCGTTCTGGTATAGTTACGGGGGCGCGGGCCCCCTTTTTGTTTCCTCTTTCAAATGGCAAGAAAATTTCGTCCGCTACAACCTCGCAAGCGCGGCGGCAAAATATCAGACCTGCGACAATGCTCGCGTTATGTACGCAAGCAAAGCAAAAAGAAAGAGGGAGGCAAAGGGAGTGGTGGCGGCATTCTGTTGATTGCTTTATTGTTTGGCCTCACTTAATCAAGGCAGGAGGGCTGATGCCCTCCTTTTTTGCAGCCTGCTGGCTACATTGCCCATCGTTCCAATGGCGAATGGCATTAGCAACAATAGCAATATTAGTAATTAAATAAGAAACAAAAATAAACGTGCGAACAATTGCCACTTTATCTGCCTCCTTGTCGCAATTACTCTCCTTACTCCCCAGTGCCTTCGCCCAGATCCGCCACATTTGCTTCTTGCCTATGAATGTAAGATTTTAGTTCATGAAGGTAAGCTCTAAGCATGGCTGCCTTCTCTAAATGCCATGGATCACCATGCTTTAAATACAAAGCCATGTGAGCATCTACGGCCTTAAGAATATTATGAATGGGAGCGTTCCATGGCTCCCTGGTGGGAGTGTTGAACGTGCGGCGCTCGTTCATTGGCTTGAAAATAAGCCTTGATATCTTCTAATGCTACCGGAGAAAAATTATTCACCTCCACGCACGCATTAAAATAACGCCTGTCTATTTCTCCATTGTTATCTAGAACACGATGGCAATGCAAATGGCCATGTACATTTCCTATATAGCGCTTGCCGTCTAAACCTTCTGGATGCACAGGAATGTGCGTGAAGATAAGACCATTGCGATAGAAGGCCCCACGAATGTCTTCAAAATATGGAAGATAATCTTGAATTTTAAAAATATCATGATTGCCGCGAATTAATACTTTCTTTCCATTAAGACGCCCTAATATTTTCAGTCCAGATCGTGGAATGGCCACGTCTCCCAACACGTAGATTCTGTCTTTCGCATGGACTATTTTATTCCAACGCTCTACGAGCGTTTCATGCATTTCTTCAATGGAAGGAAATGGTCTTAGTCGTTCTCCGTCAGGACGCAAAAAGCTCAGCATCTTAATGTGACCCAGATGCAAGTCTGACGTGACGAACGCGCTCATAATGAGAATCATAACGAGAGGGCCAGGAATTGCACCTGGCTCTTCTAGGCTCCAAGGCCTAGCGCTGTCTTAGCCTCCCAAGACCAGGAAAGGCGCTCCACAACCAACGGTGGACCTCAGAACTGGTCAAGCCCCATCGGAAAGAGAGGGGGAACTCACTAACTATATCATGCCCGTCCGTATTGGGGCAGGTCATTGTTAGCAGCCTCGAAAAAACTGGGCATTCTGCTGCGAGCCGTATCATTCAGCTCCTCGGCTTTGCCTTTCTCAAACAAGCTATCACTTTGACGCAGCCAGAAATCCTTGTTCAACCACTTGTCCGTGCTTGCCTGCAGTGCATCAAAAGCCCACAATGCAGTGGCCCGACGCAGTTTATTCAGGCTCTGACCAGCAGTTTCGCCCAGTTCCCGAGCAACAAGGCTATGCACGCCAACGTGCGTAATCTCATCGCGACTAATATCAGCCGCCACAGTGCGAATGCCAATATCTCCATTGAAACGGAAAAATGGCAATGCAACGAAGAAAATGCTCCGCTCCAAAATGGCAGCTTTCAAAATGGGATGAGCAGGATGCTCCTGCCATGCCTTAAGGATGTTTGCCACTTCCTTCTCAGCCTTCTCATTAGTGCCATGGGCAGCCGTCACATAGTTCAGCGCCTCATCATGCCGCTGCTCATCCTCTTGGTTATGACGCAGCGCTTCAATAACGCCAGGCGTGGAAGGAAGATCACGCTGCAGTCCCTGCTCCAGGAAGTCCTTCACGGGCAGTTCCAAATGACGCAGAGCCAGCAAATTGTAAATTGTGTCCTCGCCACCTTCTTTCAGCTTGCCTTTACTAACAGGCACTGCCTGCCAAGGCCGCTTCTTGGCAATCATCGACAGATAGGGGCTCTTCACGGTCATGGTCGTAGTATCATTCAATGGGTGTTGAGGAGAAAGGGGGCTTCAAGCCCCCTTCTTTTTTATTCAGCGGTGTCCTTGTACCCGTACTCGTCAAAATGATCGTTAATGGCATCAAACATTGAACAGAGTTTTAATTGCCTGCGCCGACTCATGTAAGGAAAGATCAAGTGACCAAGTGTTGAGCACTTCATCTTGTCTCCGAGAGTCCACGTCCAGCATGGTTTTCTGTTCTCAAGGACCTTTGTTGAAACAAGCCCGCCACCGAGCATGTTATGAACCTTTTCCAAGGTGTCAAGGTCAGTCATTTTGATGCTCATGCGAATCATCAAATAGTACGGCTTTCGCTTTGCACTTGAGTGGTTGGGGCGGTAGCTGACGCTAATCCACCCTTCCCCTTCAAATAAACCAGCGAACCAAGCAACCTCCTCTGAAGTCAAGCTTACTCTCCTGTGTAGAGAGTAAATTGTAGCTACTCTGCGCAACTAGCGCAGAATCCTGCCTCTAAATTGCAAGACGCAGAAGATCCGTCAGCTTCAGACTCATCGTCTAAGCCAAACATGCTCTTAAAATCGTCGTCCAATGCAGCGTATGCATCGTCCTTACGCTGAGTATCAGGCAGGACTTGCAGGCTGTAATAGAGGCTCGTCTGAGAAGATTCTAACCAATCACGCAGGAATGCTTCGTCATAAATTACCAAGTCTGACCAGCTATTAAAAGAATAGCCATGGAAAAGGCCAGTGCGTTGATAAAGCGAAACAATGCCATCAGCAACGCGCTTGTAGTTGGCCCAGCCCACTTCAGCGGCAATTTCTACATCACCATAGTCAAACGTTTCCACGCCAAAAGTGCCCGAATCACGATCAACAATGCGGCCAATGGGAGGAGCAATTTCAGGAGCAGTAGTAAAGCCGCGAGTGTCGAGGTAGCGATAAGAGCACGATGCAGTGGGGGCAATGCAGAAAGCGCGTTCCATGCCATGCTCGCGGGCAATTTCAGCCGCTTTTTGAATGCCCTGATCCAATTCCCATACGGCCTCACCAGCAATAGTCTCTTTCCATTGTTCAAACCATGCACGAGGATCTTCGGCTAGGTATGCATTCAATGCATAGCCAAAATCTTCGTAACTAATGCCGTGAATGGCAAGGAAATTAGCCAAGCCCAGCACGCCCAAACCAATTTGTTTATCAATGGAAGGGGAAAGATATTCACCAGTGTCACCCACGCCAGTATTGGGATGGAGATCAACTAGCTGCTGCATGCCTTCAATAAAAGCTCCTTGCAAATTATCAAAGTTACAGGCGCCAAGATTTACATGCTGCAGCAGACACGTACCGCGATGCGGAAGATAAACTTCGAGGCAAACATTTGCCCGAATACGCTCTCCTTTCGCGTTGAAACGAATTTTGTTTAACCAGATGTCACCATTGCCAATTCCCCTCAGCAATGCAGCAATAAATTGTTGGGAACTATTCTCAATAAACTTCTCATCTACATTAATGCAACGCTTCACCCAAGGCAGTTCACTGCGCGAAGCATTAATAAATTCCAATGCATCAGGATGGTCATAATCAAGGTGCAAAACTACAGCGCCATTTTTATAAACACCGCCCCTACGCAAAATTTCATTAAGCGTGGAATAAATCTTGCCAAAACTTACCGGCCCGCTTGCCACCAAGCCTTTGCCATTTTCAGCATTCCTTTCACGGAGAGAAGAAAGGTGAATAGCGACGCCCGCACCATTGCGCAAGCCGTGGCTAACAAACCGCCAAGATGCTTCAATGCCATCTGGCCCCTCCATTGAATCTTCTACGTTAAAAACTGTGCAGCTCACTGCGAGACGGCCTTCTGGGCTATCCATCCAGTCTTGCACTCGCCCGGTACGGGCAATCGGAGTGCATTTTGCTTTTTCTTTCAGGC